GGCATCAGCCCCAGGAGTTGGTTGGGGTCTCACGGGTCTCACCTGCGTCTAACGCAATATCCGCCCTTTCCCTGACAACAGGGCAACCGGCCATATTACGCTCCAGGACTGGGTTCTGAGTCCTGGTGTCAACCAAGACTGTAAACCTGTAACCTTGGTTCACACAGCCGGCAACCCTTGCCGCTCATCACGAAGTCAGAAGCAGCCGACGCCCTGGGTGTGTCCCGAACGGCCGTCTATAAGGCGATCAAGCAAGGTCGCCTGCCGGTCATTCGCACGGCGGACGGCCGCGAGCTGATCAAATCTGAGACCCTGCGCGAGGACTGGTTCGCCAACACGATGGCGAAGATCGGCGTGGGGCCGAAGCCACCAGCTGGCGAGAAGGCATTCCCGCCGCCTAGGCCAAAGCGCCAACCGGAGGAGCAGGAGCTCCCGGTCGACGAGCCGAAGCGCGACCGATCGCTCGCGGCACCAGAGCCTGGCGACATTGTCCCCGACTACAACGAGAGCCGCGCCCGCACCGAGTACCTGAAGGCTGAGCTGCTCGAGCTGGAGCGCAAGGAAAAGGAGGGGCTGCTTGTACGGACAGCAGACGTACAAGCGAAGTGGGTCGAGGTGCTGACCATCAGCCGCACCAAGGTGCTCGGCGTGCCGTCGAAGGCGAAGCAGCGGATCCCGGACCTCACCCAGGATCAGATCGCGATCCTCGAGGACATCATCCGCGAGGCGCTGGAGGAGCTGGCCGATGGCTGAGGTTGCGGACCTAGCACGGGAAGCACTCCGGGCGTGGAAGCCACCGGAGAAGCTGACGCTCAGCGAGTGGGCCGATCGGCATTTCTTCCTGTCGGCGGAGAGCAGCGCTGAGGCCGGCCGGTGGCACACGCTGCCGTATCAGAAAGGAATAATGGATGCGATAACTGATCCAAGTATCGAACAAATAAGTGTGATGAAATCTGCACGTGTTGGATATACGAAGTGCTTAAACGCATGTATTGCGTTTCATATTCATCAAGATCCTTGTCCAATGATGTTGGTACAGCCAACCATCGAAGATGCACAAGGATATTCCAAGGAAGAAATTGCACCGATGCTCCGGGACGTGCCGGTGCTGCGCGGCCTGGTGAGCGACAGCAAGGCGAAGGACGGGGCGAACACGATCCTGCAGAAGCAATATCCGGGCGGGACGCTGGGCCTGGTTGGCGCAAACAGTCCGCGTGGTTTCCGTCGTGTGAGCCGGCGGATCGTGATGTTCGACGAGACGGACGGCTACCCACCGAGTGCCGGCCCCGAGGGTGATCAGATCAAGCTGGGTATCAGGCGGACGGAGTACTACTGGAACCGCAAGATCATCGCTGGGTCGACGCCGACACTGAAGGACGCGAGCCGAATCGAGCGGTTGTTTGAGCAGGGCGACCAGCGACGGTATTTCGTGCCCTGCCCCGACTGCGGGCACATGCAATACCTGAAATGGGCGCACATGCGCTGGGATGACCAGCTCTCACCAGTGCATTACGTGTGTGAGCAGTGCGGTGTGCTGATCCCGCACTCGAAGAAGCGCTGGATGGTGGAGCGCGGGCAGTGGCGGGCGACGGCACCAGGCAGCGGGAAGCATGCGTCGTTCCACATCTGGGCGGCGTACAGCTACAGCCCAAACGCAAGCTGGGACAACCTGCGGGACGAATTCCTCGAGGCGAAGAGCGACCCAGAAGCACTGAAGACATTCGTCAACACGGTGCTGGGCGAGAGCTGGGAGGACGATTACGCGGCGAAGGTGGGCGCCGACAGCCTGCTCGAGCGTGCGGAGTTCTACGAGAAGCGGATGATCCCGGCCGAGGCATCAGCGCTGACGATCGGCTGCGACGTGCAGGACAACAGGTTGAGCTTGAGCGTGTGGGCGTGGGGCCGCGAGGAGGAAGGTTGGCTGATTGACCGCCAGGTGATCCATGGTGATCCGAGCCGGCCGGAGCCGTGGAAGCAGCTGGACGAGATCTTGTTGCGGCCGTTCAAGCATGCGCTGGGCGGCGAGATCCGGCCGGATGTGGTGTGCATCGACTCCGGCGGTCACTTCACGATGGAGGTATACCAGTACGCCCGCGAGCGCCAGAACATGGGCGTGATCGCGATCAAGGGTCAGAGCCAGAAGGGCAAGCCACCGATTGGCAAGCCGACGAAGGTGGATCTGAACATCAAGGGCAAGGCGCTGAAGAAAGGCGCCGAGGTGTACCCGGTGGGCAGCGACACTGTGAAGAGCCTGTTGTTCGGCCGACTCAAGCACAACGAGCCAGGCCCAGGGTTCCTGCATTTCTATGCAGATGCAGGCAAGGAGTACTTCGAGGAACTGACAGCAGAAAAACAGATCACGCGGTTTGTGCGTGGCTATCCCGAAAGGGTGTGGGTGAAGAAATCAAGCCAGCGAAACGAGGCGCTGGACGAATTGGTCTACGCGTATGCAGCGTTGAATCGGATGTACCAGCGGTACGACAGGCGAACTATCTGGGATCAACTTGAGAAACGGGTCGAAAAGCCCGTGGAAAGGGAGCGGAAGGCGCCGCTAAGATCAAACAAGCCCGCAAAACGGAGCTTTGTCCGCCAGTGGTGAGGCCGTGAAGATCCCATCTGCAATTCGCGCTGGCGACACCATCGTCTGGGTGGACTCGCCCACGATCGACACGTTTGGCGCTTCGATCGACAGCTCTAACCACGGTCTCACCTATTACCTGCGCACCAACACGGCAGCGGAAGGCGCGACGGTGGTGGGCACGGCTGAGGGTACGGGGTGGCGGTTCACGATCACGGCCGGCACGTCGGCTGGCTTTGATGCTGGCACCTGGTACTTCCAGGCGGTGGCGACGGCCAACGTTGGTGGCGCCAAGACAACGCTGGGCACGGGCCAGCTGACGGTTGAGCCATCGCTCAGCTATGCCGGTTCGCCTGGTGCATTCGACGGCCGCAGCCAGACGCAGAAAGATCTCGAGGCTGTTCAGAGTGCCATCCGCTCGCTGATGGCTGGCGGTGCGGTGCAGGAGTACCGCATCGGCACCAGAAGCCTGAAGCGTTACGACCTGGCAGATCTGCTGGCGCTCGAGACAAAGCTCAAGGCCGAAGTGGCCCGCGAGCAGAAGGCCGCGTTGATCGCGAACGGTCTCGGCAACCCCCATAACCTGTTTGTGAGGTTCGGCCGCTGATGGGACTCCGCACTCGTGTACTGACGGCGCTCGGATTTGGCGCCAAGCCTGAGCCTCAGGCTCCTCGTCGCCGGCGTCGCACCTATGCGGGTGCGGTGATCAACAGACTGACCAGCGACTGGATCGCGAACGGCACCAGCGCTGACGCCGAGATCAAGACCAGTCTGCGCAAGCTGCGTGACCGCGCCCGCCAGATGGTGCGGGACAACCCGTATGCACGGCAGGCGAAGCGCACCACGCAGATCAACGTGGTCGGAAGTGGCATCAAGCTGCAGTCGCAGGTGATGAGCCTGCGCGGGAACAAGCGCGACGATCGCATCAACGGCGCGATCGAGGGCATGTGGGACCGGTGGTGCCGGAAGGAGTTCTGCGACGTCGCGGGCAAGAGCAGCTTCCACATGTTCGAGTGGCTGGCTGCCGGTGCCCTGCCCGAATCTGGTGAGGTGATCTTCAGGATCCACCGGCGGGCATTTGGCGGCAGCAAGGTGCCGATGGCGCTGGAGATCATCGAAAGCGATCTGCTCGACGATGAGTATCAGGGTGCGGTGAGTGCCAAGGGCAACGAGTGGCGCATGGGCGTCGAGATCGATGCCTACGGCCGGCCGGTGCAGTACGCGTTTCTGACACGCCACCCGGGTGACTACTGGTTCCAGGGGACACCAGATCGCACCAGCGTGAAGCATGTGTTCCTGCCTGCGCGGGACGTTGTTCACCTTTTCATCCCTGAGCGCCCCAATCAGCACCGAGGAGTGCCCTGGTTCGCGCCGGTGATCGGTGATGCCCACCAGTTGGCCGGCTACGAAGAGGCTGCGGTTGTGCGGGCCCGGTCGACAGCGTCGCTGATGGGCTTCATCACCAGCCCCGAGGGCGAGCTCGAGCCGGATGACGTTGAAAACGGCCAGCGCATCACCGAGTTCGAACCTGGGGTGTTCAAGTATCTGGACGCCGGGCAGAACGTGGTTGTCCCAGATCTGAAGTCGCCAGACGGACAGTATGAGGACTTCGTGCGAGCGAAGACGCGGCGGTTTGCGTCTGGCTTCGGCTGCAGCTATGAGACGCTGTCGCGAGATTTCTCGGAAACCAACTACTCAAGCAGCCGGCTATCACTGCTTGAGGATCGCGATCACTGGAAGGTGATCCAGGCCTACCTGATCGAGAATTTCCACATGCGAGTGTTCCGCGAGTGGCTGGATGTGGCGGTGCTGAGCGGTGAGCTGGCACTGCCCGACTACGAGCTGCGTCCTGAGCGGTATGACAGCCCGCGCTGGATGGCACGCGGCTGGAGCTGGGTGGATCCGCTGAAGGAGGTCAAGGCCTACCGCGAGATGGAGGCGGCTGGGTACAAGACCAAGGCCCAGATCGTGGCCGAGCTGGGTGGCGATCTGGACGAGAACCTGCAGCAGCTGGCGCGGGAGAAGAAGATGGCTAGCGAGCTTGGCGTGACGCTTGATGCGGACATCGCCGCAGGGCAGCCGGCTGACGTGCAGCAGCAGCCGGCAAGCGACGGGGAGCTCGCCCCACCTCCCGAGGCCCCCCGTCGCACCAGGAATTCGCGTGCCAAGAAACAGACTAAAGTTGACGAAGTTCAATCCGAGCGCCCAAAGGGAACGCTTAACTGATGGACACACAGGAGCGCGAGATCACTCCCGACTTGAAGGCGCATCAGATTGCGCTTTACGAGAGTCTTGAGGAGATCGCGGACGAGATCGGCTCGTTCGATAAGGGCATTGGCGCCGCTGGAGCTCATTACATGGAAGTGAGCCCGTTCGCCAGTGAGGGCATCGCTTGCGCAAACTGCAACTTCTTCGCTGGTCCGAGGGGCTGCGAGATCGTTGAGGGCGACATTGCTCCTGAGGGCGCTTGCAAGTTCTGGATCGTGCCAGAGGCGCTGGTCTCTGATCCGACTCCGCCCGTCGAGGATGCACCGGCCGATCGCAACCAGCCCGAGGAAATCGTTGAGGAGCGCAAGCTGGAAGGCAACTACACCAGAACTGAGGTCACCACGTTCTCGGAGCTGGAGGATCGGAGCTTTGAGTTCCCCTTCAGCTCTGAGTACCCTGTGGCGCGGTACTTCGGCAACGAGGTGCTGAGCCATGAGGGGCAGTCCGCTGATCTGGCACGTCTTAATGACGGCGCTCCGCTGCTCTTCAACCACAACCCTGACAAGGTTGTGGGTGTAGTTGAGCGGGCATGGATCGACGGCAAAAAGAAGCGCGGCTATGTGAAGGTCCGCTTCTCTCGCAATAGCTTCGCCAAAGAGGTGATGGCTGATGTCAAGGATGGCGTCCTTCGGGGTGTCAGCTTCGGCTACGCGATCAACAAGATGGAGGAGCGTGGCGAAAACTTCGTAGCCACTGAGTGGAGTCCCTACGAAGTTTCGGTTGTTAGCATCCCGGCAGACCCCACTGTGGGTGTAGGCCGGTCGCTTGCGACTGACTCCGCGGCCCCCGCCGCATCACCAACCCCAGAACCGAAGGTTCTCCAAATGGAAAACACCACCCCTGACGTGGAGGTGATCCGGTCCAAGGCCGCTGAGGCCGAGCGCAGCCGTATCGCCACCATCAACGCCCTTGGCGAAAAGCATGGTCTCCAAGATCTGGCTCGTGAGCTGATCGACGGCGGCCGTTCCGTGGACGAGGCTCGCGCCGCTGTCCTCGACAAACTCGACACCCGCAGCTCCAAAGTGGAACACCGCATCGCCGATGAGAAGGCCAACGATCTTGGTCTCACCGAGAAGGAAACTCGTGAGTTCTCCTTCATCCGTGCTCTGAACTATCTGGCTAACCCTGGCGACCGCAAGGCTCGCGAGCAGGCTGGCTTCGAGATCGAAGTCGGCGAAGCTGCTGCGAAGAAGTACGAGCGCTCCTCCAACGGGATCGTGATCCCCAACGAGGTGCTGCGTCGTGACCTGGTGGTGGGCACCTCCACTGCCGGCGGCAACCTGGTCTCCGCTGAACTGCTGAGCGGCAGCTTCATCGACCTCCTGCGCAATCGCATGGCGATGATGCAGGCCGGCGTGACCATGCTGTCTGGCCTGCAGGGCAACATCAGCATCCCCCGCCAGAGCTCGGCCGCGACTGCTTACTGGGTCGGCGAGGGCGGCAGCCCCACCGAGAGCCAGCAGGCAATCGATCAGGTCAACATGACCCCCAAGACTGTGGGTGCATTCGTTGACTACAGCCGCCGCCTGCTGCTTCAGTCCTCGATCGATGTCGAGGGCATGATCCGCAGTGATCTGGCTCGTGTGATCGCTCTCGAGCTTGATCGCGCTGCCATCTACGGCACCGGCAGCTCCAACCAGCCCCTGGGCCTGACCAACACCACGGGCATCGGTAGCCAGGCCATCACCACCTACGGCACCTTCGCCGAGTACATCGGCATGGAAACCGATGTGGCAACCGCCAACGCTGATGCCGGCGCCCTGCGGTACATCATCAACGCTGCAGCCCGCGGCGCTCTGAAGAGCACCGAGAAGTCGGCCACCTCGACCGCTCAGTTCGTGTACGACAACGACCAGATCAACGGCTACCCGGTGATCGTGTCGAACCAGCTGGGCACCAACGACTGCCTGTTCGGTGACTTCAGCCAGTTCGTGGTTGGCATGTGGTCTGGTCTCGACCTGACCGTGGATCCCTACGCCGGCTCCACCGCTGGCACCGTGCGGATCATCGCCCTGCAGGACGTCGACTTTGCCGTCAAGCAGCCTGGTGCCTTCTGCTTCGGCACCTGATCGCCATGAGGATCGAGATTCTGCGCTCGGTCATGATCTCGGGGGAGTCAGTTTCGGCTGGCTCCTTCGTTGAGATCAGCGTGGCCGACGCCAATCTGCTGATTGGCATGAACAAGGCTCGTCTCGCCCCTGAGCCCGAGCCTGAACCCGAACCCGAGGCCCCGAAGAGAGGCCGCAAGTCCACTACCACATCCTCTGAGGAGGCTTGAACCATGGCCATTCTTCGCCAAGCTCTCGACAAGCTCGATCTTGTCAACCTTCACGCCACTGCTGCTCGCACTGCTACCGGTAGCGCTACCGGTGTCGACGTGCAGGCTTACGACGGCGACCTCGTGCTGGTGCTCGACAGCGCCGCCGGCACCGGCACCACGCCGACGCTGGCTGTGACCGTTGAGCATTCCGACGCTTTGGGTTCTGGCTACACCGCGATCACCGGTGCTGCCTTCACCACGGTGACCACCACTGCTTCGCAGCAGAAACTGGTGATCAGCAAGGACGAGGCCAAGCGCTATGTGCGCGTGACCTACACCATCGGCGGCTCCACCCCCAGCTTCACCTTCTCGGTGAACGCTGTCGGCGTGAAGAAGTACGGCTGATGAAGCCGGGGCCCTAGCTGCGGCTGGGGCCCTTCACCTTGAGGCGCGGGCATGATCACCGAAGACCTGTCACTGTTCCTGTCCGACTTCGGCGTCACTGTCACCAGTGGCGCCGTTTCTGGCATGGGGATTCTTGACATGCCAAGTCAGGTCGTGGCGGACGGCATGGTGCTAACCACCGACTACAAGCTGACGGTTCGAACGGCCGACTTCGGCGGCCTGCTATACGGCGATGGGATCACGGTCGATGGCGTGAACTATCAGGTGCGCGAGGCCATGAAGGTCGACGACGGCGCCATGACCGAGCTGATGCTGACGAAGCTGGCACCAGAGGCCACTGCGCCCGGTGGCCAGCCGAGGGCATTCGGCATCGCCGATCTCTCCGACGTCGACATCCGCAACCCGCAGCTTGGCGACCGCCTGGTCTACGACGGCACCAACTGGGTGGATATGGAAGATGGCGACGGCACTAACGTGGTGGATGGCGGCGGGGCGAGCTGATGACGCGGCAGTACATCCAGCTGAGACGCGCAACGGCGGCAGCTTGGACGGCTGCCAATCCAATCCTGAAGCCTGGTGAGGCTGGATTTGAGAGTGACACGCGCCGCTTGAAGATTGGCGATGGCACTACGGCGTGGAACACCCTGCTGTACGTCAACGCCAGCGGAGGCGTGCCGCTGGGCGGTCTCACTGATGTCGATACATCGGCAAAAGTCGACGGCAGCGTTGTCTACTACGACGCCACCTCGTCAAAGTTCTTGGCCGACAACGTAACCACTAAAATCACACTGACAGACGGGGGCAATTTCTAAGCCATGCCGAACACCATCAGGATCAAGCGCCGCCTTGCCGGTGGTGCCGCTGGCGCCCCCTCCAGTCTTCAGAACGCCGAGCTTGCGTTCAACGAGCAGGACTCTGTCCTCTACTACGGCGTTGGCACCGGCGGCGCTGGTGGTTCAGCGAGCTCGATTCTGTCGATCGGCGGCCCTGGCGCGTTTGCGACGCTCGGCACCACGCAGACGATCACGGGCGACAAGACCCTGAGTGGCGTCGTCACCCTGAGCGGCACTGGCGCCAGCAGCGCTGTCGGTGTCACCCAGACCGTCAACGACAACAGCACCCGCCTCGCCACCACGGCGTTTGTGCTCGGCCAGGGCAACAGCACGGCCGGCACCATTGCGATGAACGGCACGCAGGCTGCTGGCACCAGCAACCTCTATGCCCGCGCCGATCACGTCCACCCAAGCGACACCAGCCGCGCTGCCTTGGCGTCGCCGACGTTCACCGGCACTCCGGCTGCACCAACGGCAGCCGTAGACACCAACACAACGCAGATTGCCACCACAGCGTTTGTGCTGGGTCAAGCGGCGTCCGCGACTCCAGCGGCACTAGGCAGCGCCGCTGTTGGCACTTCCACCCGTTACGCCCGAGCTGATCACGTCCACGCCAACCCGACGCTGTCCTCAGTGGGCACCGCTACGGCGGACGTCTCGCTGGGCAACTTCAAGATCACGAACCTGGCGACCCCGACGCTGGACACCGACGCAGCCAACAAGGGGTACGTCGATGCGGCCCGCAGTGGCCTCGATGTGAAGCAGTCGGTGCGTGCAGCGAGCACGGCCAACGTCACCGTCACCTATAGCGCGACTGGCGGCACCAGCACCCGCGGCCAGATCACTGCAGCACCCAACACGCTCGATGGCGTGACACTTGCTGCGAACGACCGCATCCTGCTCAAGAACCAGACCACCGGTGCGCAGAACGGCATCTGGGTAATCAGCACCCTCGGCACGGGCGCGAATGGTGTCTGGGACCGGGCTACTGACTTCGACACTGACGCCGAGGTGGCCGCCGGCGCGTTCATGTTCGTCGAGGAAGGAACCGTCAATCAGGACAGTGGCTGGGTACTGGCGACAAACAACCCGATCACGATCGGCGGCGCGAGCGGCACTGCGCTGACGTTCAACCAGTTCAGCAGCGCAGGTGGTGGCGTCACCAGCTTCTCGGCTGGCACTACTGGCCTGACGCCAAACACGCCCACCGGTGGCGCGATCACGCTGGCCGGCACGCTGGCTGCGGCTAACGGTGGAACCGGCGTCAGCAACAGCAGCACCATCACGCTCGGCGGCAACATCTTGACGGCCGGTGCACTGACACTGAGCGGGGCATTTGCCACCACGCTGACAGTGACGGCGGCCACTAGCGTCACTCTGCCGACCAGCGGTACGCTGCTATCTGACGGTTCCACCGTTGATGGCGGTACGTTCTGATGCCTAATACGATTCGTCTGCGTCGCGGCAGCGGTGTTCCCACGGCAGGCTCTTTCGTCGAGGGTGAGCCTGCGTGGGACAGCACGAACGGCAACCTCTACATCAAGAACGCCGCCGGCACGATGGTGCAGATCGGCGGCAGCGGCGGAACACCGGCCGGCAGCAACGGTCAGGTCCAGTTCAACAACAGCGGCGCGTTCGGTGCTGACGTCAACCTCAGCTTCAACAGCACGACCGATGTTCTGACGACCGGTGCTGTTGATGCGATCAATGCAGTCGCCGCGGGCGCCAGTAACAAAGGCGTCATCAGCGTCGGAGCACTGAGCTTCACCGGCGCCCGCATTGGCGCCGTCTTTGAGTCAACCGAGACGCAGTATTTCCAGGTTCTGCTGCAGAACACAAGCAACAACACAAACGCCTCGTGCGACTTTGTTGTTTGCAACGACGCGTCTACCGATAGTGCCAACTATGGCAACTTTGGCATCAACAGTTCGACGTATTCAGGCACGGGCATCTTCAACCAGCCTGGGGCGGTCTATCTGACATCGACAAGCGCTCCGCTTGGCCTTGGCACAACAACAGATCACGACATCCGCTTCTCACGGAACTCAGAGGCAACTGACTCGCTAACGCTCGGCGCCAACGACGCAACCTTCGGCAAAACCATCAAGCCGCGAGCCGGCACGGCCACTGCCAACACAGCTCCGCTGGCGTTTACCGCTGGCACCAACCTGACGACAGCAGTGGCTGGCGTGGTCGAGTACGACGGCACACACTTTTACAGCACGCCAACGACAACCAGCGGACGAGGGCAAATTTCTTCGCGGCAGACGTTTCGCCTTGCGGCCAACGGCGCCAATGTTGGCCCGACAATCGGTGATTACTTTGGTGCTACTAGCGCGATCAACTTGGCAGCTAACAGCGTCTACGATATTGAGATATTGGCGTTTCTACTCAAAAACAGTGCTGGCACACTGACTTGGACATTGGCCGCTTCCAGTGCCCCAACTCTGATGATGGGCGTGTTTCGTTCGGGTGCTGTTACGGGCCTTAACTCATCTGCCGCAACAATTACGACTTATACCGGCTACCGAAACGCTACCACAGCCGCATTTGCTGCTACTGCTTCAATCACCGCGGGTGCTTACATGGCGTATGAGTTCAACGTAAAAATCATCACCAACCTTGCCACCACTTTCAAGCTGCAGGTAACCAACAGCGCAGGCACCGTGACCCCACAAGCCGGCAGCTTCTACACCGTCCGGCAGATCGCTGGCACCACAGGATCCTTCGCGTAATGCCCGCCGTGGTCACCTGGAAAGTCGTCGACATGACCCGCCGCACAAGCGACGGCATGGTCGAAATCGTGTGGTGGCTTGCCGAAGCCGTCGACGGCGACATTGCGGCCCGCAGAGGTGGCGAGACTGTCGTACCGCCGGCCCCACCTGCCTCTTTCATCCCCTACCCAGATCTGACCGAGGCCATTTGCCTGGGATGGGTGCAGGATGCGCTTGGAGCTGCTGAGGTTCAAGCCATCGAGGCAAATCTGCTCGCTCAGATTCAGGAGCAGATTTCTCCCAGCGTTGCTGGCGGTGTTCCCTGGGCATCTGCAGCCTGAGTTAGCGGCAGGTCTGCAAATGGCACGGAATTGCCCGCGCCCTGATCTGCGCAATGCCGCTATTCTGACCCCATGACCAAGCGCGAACAGATCCTCGCCGCGATCCGCACGACGCTGACCAACACGGTCGGCGTTGGCACGCGGATCTACCGCAGCAGAGTGGAGCCGCTCGCTCGGCAGGAGAGCCCAGCGATCGTCGTCGAGCCAATCGAGGATCTCTCCGCCCAGAACACCAGCCTCCCAACCCTTGACTGGAGCTTGACGGTCCGAGTTGCCGTTGTCGTTCGCGCCAATATCCCCGACCAGGCGGCTGATCCGACGGTTGAATCGCTGCACGCGAAGCTGATGGCCGACCTCACTCTTGGCGGCCTTGCGATCGATATTCAGCCGCTCAGAGTAGAGTTTCAAACAGTCGAGGCCGATGTCCCTGCTGGTGTCGTTATGTGCGACTACCGTGTGCAGTACAGAACCTCCGTCGTCAACCTCGGAGCCTGATGATGGCTATCACGATTGATGAATACCATGGGCAGGGAGGCACGTACCTCCTCGATCCCAAATCCGGCAAGCGGAAGCTCGTCGAGCGGACTGAGCCGGGACAGCCACAACCCCAACCCGAGGTAACCAGCGATGCCGCTCCTGACTCGCAAGCGCCTGATTCTGGCGAAGACTGAAAGCACCTACGCGACCGATTCGACGCCAGCCGGCACTGACGCGATCTTGGTGCGCAACTTGGAGATCACCCCGATCGAAGCCGATCAGGTTTCTCGTGATCTGATCCGTCCCTATCTGGGCAACTCCGAGCAGCTGCTCGGCAACACCCGGGTGGGTATCACCTTCCAGGTCGAACTTGCCGGCTCTGGCACCGCTGGCACCGCGCCGAAATACAGCTCCCTGCTCAAGGCCTGCGGTCTCTCCGAGACCGTCGTCGCTTCAACCAGCGTCACCTATGCCCCAGTGAGCTCGGCCTTCAGCTCGGCCACCATCTACTTCAACAATGATGGCGTGCTGCACAAGGCCACTGGCTGCCGCGGCACCTTCACGATGAACTGTGAGCTGGGCCAGATCCCGACCATCGACTTCACGATGACCGGCATCTACAACGCCCCGACCGACACCGCCGCTCCGGCAGTGACCTACAGCGCCCAGGCCACTCCGCTGATCTTCAAGGAAGGCAACACCAGCGCCTTCAGCATGCTCGGCTACAGCGGCTGCCTGATGTCCTGCAGCTTCGACATCGCCAACGAGGTGGTGTATCGCGAGCTGATCGGCTGTACCAAGCAGGTGCTGATCACCAACCGTGCGCCAGCTGGTGAGGTGATGCTTGAGGCTCCGACCATCGCGGCGAAGGACTTCTTCACCATTGCCAACGACAACACCACCGGCAGCCTGACCTTCCTGCACGGCACCACTGCAGGCAACCGCGTCACCTTCACTGCCCAGAAGGTCGACATCGGCAACCCCACGTATAGTGACAGCGACGGCATCCAGATGCTGAGCCTGCCCTACGTGGCCATCCCCACCAGTGCAGGTAACGACGAGCTTTCACTCGCCTTCACCTGATTCAAGGATCTACTGCATGGCTTTCGTCCGAAAGAAGTCCTCATCCTTCAAGTGGCCGGTCACCGTCGAATTTCCCGTCGACGGTGGCCGCTTTGAAAGCGAGTCATTCGACGCGATCTTCAAGCGCATCGGCCGGAAGGAATTCCAGAAGCTCATCGACAAGGGCGATCTTGATCTGATCGAGACCGTCCTCGAGGGCTGGGAGGGCGTGAAGGATGAGTCCGACAAGGACATCCCCTTCACTCCTGCTGCGCTGAAGGACATGCTGGACGACCCTTGCTTCACCAGGGGAGTCATCACGGCATACCTCGCCAGCCTGGAGGGGGCGAAGGCAAAAAACTGAAGGATGCGGCCCGGTATTGGGCCGCAGCCGGCGGTGAAAAGGACGACACGGAGGACGACGCCCGTCTGATGGGCATCGTCCTTCCTTCGCCTGAGGAAAAGCCGGACGAGTTTGAAGTATGGGAAGAGAACTGGGACACCGTGATGATGTTCCTCCGCATGCAAACGCAGTGGAACGTCGTGATGGGTGGCTTCACCGGCCTGAAGTACGAGGTGCTCCGGTGGCTGTGCGACCTATACTCGGTTGAGGATCCCAAGGCCATGCTGGAAGGCATCCAGATTATGGAGGCCGCCGCTCTTCAGGTGCTGAACGACCATGGCAAATGAGACGATCAGGGCCCGGATTGAAGTCCTCCTGAAGGGTCTCGATCAGGTCGACAGCCTCAAGAACGCGGTCCGGCAGCTGCAGACCACGGCGGCGCCGGCGTCGGCTGACTTGCAGAAGCTGAAGAATGCGGCGATGCAGCTTGGCGGCGCCAGCAGCCGCACCGAGAGCGACCTCCGCAAGTCGATCAATGCGCTGAAGGACGTCCGCGCCCAGCTGTCGCTGACCGACCGGGAGTATCGAAAGCTCACCGGCACGATCAATAAGTATCAGGCTCAGCTTGACAAGGCGACTGGGGCGCAGCAGCAGCAGGGCGGCCGTGGCACGCGGTTTGCGCAGACCGCAGGCGCCGTTGCGGCCTCTGGGGTGTTTGGTGGGCCTGAAGGTCTGATCGGCGCCGGAATTGGCGGCATCTTAGGCGGCCCTGGCGGAGCGCTTGCCGGAGGCGCGATTGGCGGCCAGGTTGGAATGTTCCGTCAGCAGATTGGCGTTCTGACCACCTACGCCGCCGACATCAGCAAGCTCGAGATTGCCCTGAAGGGCGTCACCAAGACCCAAGAGGAGTACCAGCGGGCGCTGGCAGCATCGGCATCGGTCACTCGCGACTTCAACGTCCCGCAGCTTGAAGCCACCAAGGGCATGACGCAGCTCAGCGCTGCTGTGATCGGCGCTGGCGGCAAGGTGGCGGACGCCGAGGTGGTGTTCCGCAATGTGACTGCTGCCATCAAGGCCAGCGGCGGTACATCGGAGGACGTGCAGGGCTCCCTGACGGCTCTTGGCCAGATCTTCTCGAAAGGCAAGGTCTCCGCAGAGGAGCTGCAGGGCCAGCTAGGTGAGCGACTGCCTGGTGCGGTGACGATGTTCGCCAAAGCCACCGGTCGCACCCTGCCCCAGCTGCAGAAGGATCTCGAGCAGGGTGTGGTCGGCTTGGCTGACTTGATGAAGTTCGTGGTCTCGGATCAGGGTCTGGGGCAATTTGAGCAGCGAGCGAAGGACATTTCTGATTCGTCGGCGGAGGCGGGCGCTCGTCTCACTGCTACCTGGAATGACACCAAGCGAGCCATTGGCGAAGCGTTGCTACCGCTCGGGGCGGAGATACAAAACTCTCTAGTCACTGCGCTGAAGAGCGCAACCCCGGCCCTGGTTGAACTTGCGAAGGGATTTGCCGGCCTAATTGAGGCAGTGGCATCAAATGCTGGCGTGATTGCGTCTATCGCAAAGCTTGCGCTTACGTTTACTGGTGCCGGTCTTGCGATGAAGGCATTTGGAGCATTGCTTGGGCCGGTGCAGGCAGGTCTCGGCCTGCTTAGTATCGCCTTTGGCAAAACAACCGCTCAAGCAGTTGTTGCGCAAAACAGGCTCGCAGCATTTGGCACGACTGTAAGAACGCTTGCAAGATCTTTAGCTGCTCCAATTCTTCTCACTGTCGGAATTATTGGCGCTGAAATCGTTTGGGGCTGGCTCAGTAAGATCAAAGAAGCAAGAGACCGCCTCAAAAGCGCCACGAGCGACATTAGAGGCGAAGCTTGGGTTAAGAGTATCGGTGGCGCCGCATTGGACACCGAGCGTCTTCAGGATCAAGTTTCCGCTGCGGGAAAGGCTTACCAGCTAGCCGCCGACAAGCTGAAGGCGTACAACGCTGAACTCAAATCGACGCCATTCAAGCCGCGTCAAGAGTTTCTTCGGCAGCAAATTGCCGCTGAAGAGGCCGTCCTAAAGCTGGCCGAAAGTCGCTACAAGGCCGGCATCGACGAGCTGTCGAAGAGAAAGGGCGATAAGGCTCAGGGCTTGACCGATTTCAGCCTTGCAGGTGGAGGCAAGGGCGATCTCGACAAACGGGCACTGGATAAAGCCCGCGCCGAAGCCGAACGCCTCGCCGCCGAACAGCAACGCCTAAACGAGGCAGCAGCTAAGGCTGAAATTCAGTTAGCTCAAACAGTTTTCAATAACCAGATCGAGCTGATTAAAAAGCGCTGGGACTACGAAGAGGAGCGCTTGCAGAGGCAGCGTGATCTCCAGGCCGGCGCGCTTGAAGGCGAGCGAGCGGAGACTAGGCGGGCGGCGAATGAATTCCTCGCTCGAATTGAGAGTATTCGTCGCAGCGTTCGCGAAGCAACACTTGGTGTTGTCGTTGCCGAGCAAAATGCCGCCTTTGGCGCTCGTATGGAAGCGGTCACTGGGCAAGGACTGAGTGGCGGCGGAGTTCCTCTTTCAAGCACCGGAATCGTTGCTCGCACCGGCAATACCGGTCAAAGCACGGGCGCTCATCTCGATCTTCGGTGGGGGGATGGGCGACCGATTACCAAGGCGGATGCCGATAAGTACTTCTTGGTGAACGGCAGAGCTCCCAGCAGCTTTGGCGTCACTAGTCCCTACGGACCACGCAGCTTGTTCGGCCGCAGCTTCCATGGCGGCATCGACTTCGGCACGCCGGCAGGATCTGCCATCACGCTTAAGGGCGGAGCCACTTTCGGACGGAACCTTGGCAACACCGGCGCTGGCGGCTACGCCATTGAGGTGATGACACCAGAGGGGACGATGCGCGCCCTTCACTTAATGGCCAACAGCGCCATCAAGACATCCCCCGCTGGTGTTGCCGCTCAGACTCGTCGAAATGTCGCTGCAGCCGGAAAGGCTGGCTCCTCCAGTGCAGAGGCGACGCAGGCAGCAAACCTGCTAAGCCTTACCGCTGATCAAGCCAAGTTCCTGCTAAGCAATGAGGCGCAGAAATACGCCCAAGATCGGACTCAGGGCCTGCGCAACGAAGCTAAGGCGCTCGAAGATAATAATGCTCTCATGTTGAAGCGTATGCAGCTTGAGCAGTCTGGCATGAGGCCAGAGCTCCTTGATGCACAGCTAAAAATTGCCGAGATTGAGCAGAGGCGACTTGAGCGCACACTAGAGCTCAAGCAACTTATTAGAGAGGCCGAAGGCGATGATAATACGGTTGCTCTTGATGGCTATCAAAAAGAACTTGATCTGGTGAATTCTACGCTAGATCGTCAAATCGCGGCTTATAACGCGCTTGCCCAAGCTCAGATTGCGCCTGGCGTCGCGCTCGCTAATTACATCGGTCAACTGAAACTTCAGTTAGATCAGCTCACCAACGTCGAGAACGTCCTCATCACAATCGGCCAGACCGTCGAGACTCAGATCTCCAGTGCCATGTCGTCAGCCGTAACTTCCGTCGTCACCGGCTCCGGCTCGATCAAGCAGGCGCTGTCGGACATGTTCGCGAATATCGGCCAGTCATTCATCAAGATGGCCACCGACATCATCGCGAAGCAGCTGGTGATCATCGCGCTGAACAGCATTGCGAAGATCTTTGGCGGCGGCGGGTTTGGGTTCAGCGGCGCTGGTCCAGTGTCTGGTGCTTCCGTCTTCGGTGGCGGCCAGGCCGGCTTCAATCCGGCTGCATTCACCGGCGGCTTCTCCTTCGCCAAGGGCGGCGTCATGACCTCCCGCGGCCCGATCCCAATGAAGCGCTACGCCAGCGGCGGCATCGCCAACAGCCCGCAGATGGCCCTCTTCGGCGAGGGCAGCAAGCCCGAAGCGTATGTGCCCCTGCCAGACGGCCGCAGCATCCCTGTGTCGCTCAAGGGTCAGGACAAGATGAACGAGATCATGGGTCGTTCTCCGGTGGCGCAGCAAGCCCCCACGCTCAACATGACCTTCCAGACCACCAACATCGGCGGTGTTGAGTACGTCAGCCGCGATCAGCTCGAGGCAGCCATGGCTGAGACGCGCCGAGCAGCGTCTCGCGACGGCGCCAAGCGCGGCATGAGCATGACTCTTGATAGGCTGCAACAGAGCCCGACAACACGTCGCCAGGTGGGTCTCCGCTGATGTCTCTGCCATTTCCTGACATCAAGCCTTCGGCCCGTTCATTCAGAATGGGCTCTTA